CTCCTATCATGCTTTGATTTTCTGAGGATTTTACTTCATACATTCCTCCTTTTGCCAATATATCAAAATCACTATTTTTTTCTATATATTTAGGATCTTCATTTCTAGCTTTAAGTTTTCCGTGAGATAATCTTTCTGCCTGTAAGCCTTTTAATGACTTGGCGGCAATATCAATATCGGTTCCGGCCTTTCTGTTTGCCTTTTTGACCTCGTTGAATGTCTTTAGCACTCTATCGCCGATCACATCAGTCGGTCTATTCTTGGCAGCAAATAGTTGATTTTTCTTGCCTTTTTCAAATACGTCTAGCATTTTAACCATGTCGGCTTTGTCGGCCTTTGATGCGACTTTTACCGCAGCAATAACGCCCTCATCAAAACCTTGATCTATTGCCTTGATTGCAATGTCATCCTTAGCAATCTTAGCGCCTCCAGCATTAAGCGCTTGCAAGACTTTTGATTGCGGCTGGTCAGCTTTTGGCAATGATGGCTTTGTTATTCTAAAGCGTGCAGTCTCTTCATCAGGTACGCCAGACTCAAGCAATTGAGCAATCTTTTGCTTGGTGGGGCTTTGATATGAAAACAGCGCCTTAGATGCTGCTTTAGCTGGCTGGGTTGTTGTCGCCGCAGTGCCAAGTGCGGCCTGAGCTTGTGGGATGCCAGCTTTTGCTAGTTGTCCCATTTGCGCCATTGGGCCGCCTAGCCCTGCTAACGGTGCCAATTGAGCACCAGCCTCGCCAACCGCTTGCACGTACTCCTGTCCAGTTTCTGTACGCGGCTGATAGGTTAGCGCGCCCATGAGTTCGTTTGCGCGCTGCTCTATTCTATTTGCCGCATCGTTAGAGCCAAATTCACCGGAGCGTATCTCATCAATAAGCCCTTGGAATGTACCGCCAATCATACCCAAAAGCCCACCTGTAGCGCCTGATGCTGTTGTCAGTCCTGCCTCAGCCAATCCTAGCGCCTTCTCACCCATGCTAGGCTCCGGCTTTGGCTCTTGCGGTGCAATTACGCCATTAATATCTGGAATGTCACCATACCTATTAGTGAACTGCTGCTCTGTCATTTGTTGCGGCTGCTGGTCAGGTAGGGTTATCAGTCCGCGCTTTACAGCCAAGTCGAAAGCCTGCTTTTTCTCACCAGTAAGCAGGCCTCGTCTATTTGCTTCAATTAATAGCTCTTGTTTTGTGGCCATTATAATCCCAGTTGTTTAAGTAGGTCTTCGTCTGACAATTCAGTGGTAGCAGGAGCCTGGTTTTGCTGGGCTGGCTGTACTGGTAATTTTCCAGCTAGCTTATTGCGCGCCTTGGCCATCGTATCTTGAATGTATTTCAGTTCTTTTCTGAATGCATCTTCTGACATGCTAAGCTCAAGAGATGATGCAGCTGCAGCCAATTTTTTCCCCTCATTCTCAGATAGAGCGCCCATGCCTTTCATCTTCGTCACTTCTGTTAGGAATTGTTGGCCTTTTAATTGCTCAAGCTTGGCTTCAAAATCTGCAGCAGCGCTGCCAGGGAGCGTTGGGAAAATAGAAGTTCCACCAACAGCAGCATCTAGCCCTTCGTGGTCAGATAGAGCGCCGACAGTGCTTAGTGTGCTATCTATAGTAGCAACATCACGCTGCACTGATTCGATTATCTTCTGGTTCCCTTGCTCTACCATTGCTTGCTTCGCTTCTACCTCGGCTTTTAGCTTTTCCTTTTTAAGCTCATTGGTTTCTTTTTCTGCCTGCATTTCTAATCGCTTAAGATTGGCTGCCTCTTCCTTAATCTCAAGCATTGATTTCTGATAATCAGTTGTCGCTGGGGCGTCTAGTTTTAACTCAATACGCGCCGCTTTCTTCTGATCCTCCGACGACTCAGGGCTTTGTAATACATTTTGGAAATACTCAAACGATTTTACATTAGCAGGAGCCTGAGCTTGCTGCTTGGCCAAAAACGGGCGGATAGTGGCTTGTAGCTGACTAAGTCCCGCGTCTGATAAATCCATCGAGGCGAGTTGAGATACAGGAATTCCAGCCTCTTCAAGCATTGGTGATTGCTGCGCCAGTACTTTTGCGCGCTGCCTTAAATCTGGAATATTAGCAAGGCCATCAATTACGCGGCCATAATTCATTACACCTTGGAGCGCTTGGTTTTGTTTTGATTGCTCAATGATCATTTGATTGGCTTGTGCTTTCTGCTGCAATAACTGCTCACGCACACCAGATGTACGCAATTGCTCGCCAGTTTTAAGCCCGCCGGATATTGCCGACATAACATCAGGAGCCTGAACACCTAATGCAATTTTAGAATCAACCGCCATTTATCTAGCTCCGTAAATTGTAGCACCAAGATTAAGCGTGTTCATAATACCTTGGCTCTGAGCATTAGCCGCACCAACAACACCCGCCGCCTGCGCATTAGCCGCGCCTATTGTTTGATTGCCTGCTATTTGATTGCCATACATGGTTAGGCTGCCAATATTGCCGCCTGCCTGTATTGATGCCGCGCCTTGTCCTGCCGCTGCATTCTGGCCCATACCTACTAGATTGGATAAAAAAGAAGCGTTTTGCAATTGTGCATTACGCTCTTGGTTTAGCACATCAAAGCCAGTTCGCAAAGCTGCATTCTCAAGTCCGGCCAATGCGCCGCCAGTACCTAGGCGACCACCTACAGCAGAGTTTTGCAGATTTTGCCTGCGTGTTTCTTCTTGTAATGCTGCAAACATTGGATTTTGCATGATGCTAGTAGGGTCATTGAATAACGCCTGAGAAGCATTCACAGCGTCTTGCGTTTGACCCATAAACCCAGTGCCGAATTCTGTAAAAGGCTGCAAGTCAGCACGCGATTGCTCACGAGCTAGGCGCTGCTCTTCTACCGTCATTGCTGTGGCTTCTTTGGTTGCCTCGGCTTGCGCTAAAGCTGCCTTTGCTTGGATATTAGCCGCATCACGAGCCGCGTCTGCCGCGTTCTCACCTGTAAGACTTCCAACAACACCGCCTACTGTGTCCCCAATTTTTCTAACTGCGCCCATATTATTTACCCTCAATCTCTAATATTAAAATAACTTGGTCGGAATTAACGCCATTTTTTACAATGCTTTCTTTGTTAGTTCCGACTTGATTGAATCCGAATTTCTTAGCGAATTTTATCACATCTGGATAGCATTCTGGTATTTCAGCAATAACGCTATTAATCAACATCATCTTGTCTTTAATGTGTGATATCAGCTTTTCGCCTGCTTGTAGCCCGTAATCATTGCGGAACTCACTAAGTATATTGATATGGATACCTAGCGTTTTGGCATCAATATAATGGTAGGCCCAAAAACCAACATCTCTAATACCATTATTAAATGCAAGATAGTTCCATTCAGGTGGAAGCTCTGAGTTTTCTTTTGTGCAACCATCAGGGCTTATTCTGTCCCATAACTCACCGTCACAAATGCCTGTTGCTTGCTTGTCATCTATTCTATTCATGGTTAGATAACTAGCTGGCATTAACTCACCACCGCTCTATCTTGAACTCTGCGCCAATTAGTGCCATCACTGAATGCCAGTGTTGCGCCGCCTGTTTCGTCTGAAACGTAAATAGTATGCGCCTCATAGTCAGAGGCTGCTGGAAGCGTGGCCACTGTAAAAGATCGCTGCTCTTTAATGCCTGATAAATTCTCGTAAACCTGCTGGCAAAAACGCTCTATGCCCATGAAATACATTGCAAAACCGCCAACACGCCACTCGTTCGGGCGTATCTTATTCCATCCTGTTGGGTTATTTACCTGTCTACTCATCGTCTGCCGCTTTCTCTTATCTTCATATAGCTTGAAAATAAACTGAATTTAGTAGGCTCAGTATACCGCAATTTGACCGTCAAGTCTTGAAAGTGCTTGTTGTCGTAAACTCTGACATTGGTCATGTATTCACCAGTATCGCCAAGGTCAATAAATCGCTCATTGCTAAAGCTTTGCGCGCCATCAGTCGAAAATGAAACCATTAGCAAAGGGTTACGCTCTGCTGCATTGCCGATGCCTGTTTGTAATGATAGGCCAAACTCATTCCATTGGAACCACTGGCGAGGATTGCCAAACTTCTCACCAGCTAATGGCGCAAAGATTCGTTCGCGAACTGTCACTGTATCGTTATCTGTGTACACATCAGGGTTTAATTTGTAGATATTACCTGTTGCGTAGTCGGCCACAATTGTCTCACCGTAAACCTCGATAATTGAATTACCACGCCATCTTCCGCTTGCAGTGCCATGTTCCAGCTCAAACCAAAGGTCGTATTGCTCAACATAACACCAAGTTTTGCCATTGGTTGGAAACGAGAAAATAACAAAGTCTAAGCCTAGGATATCAATTGATTGCGCAATAGCGTCTGTAAGCGTGTATGTGCGCCATTCATTAGCTACCGCTACCGTTGATACTTCATTGGGGCTAAAGCCTTGTAGCTGCTCAGCAGACCCTTTGTCGGATACGAAATAGATAGCTTTCTCTGTATTGGTTATTGCATTGCGCCCAGACAATCCCACGTTTTCTACAATTGCACCATTCATGCGTTCAACTGGAGGCGTGCCTACGCCAGTGTACTGCCAAGGCTCAATGGTGCGCTCACCAAATAAATATATAAACTGGTTGAACACATAAGACCGAACAAGCTCATCAGGCGCTGATTCAGGAGTAAAGTAATTCAATGGCGGGATTGTGGTAGTGCCTGGGTCGGTCACACTTACACGGCCATCGTCATCATCAAAAAAGAAAGAGTTGTTCAGGTATTCGACATTAGAAGGATTCTGCCCCAAGGGGGTCGCTGCAAATGTTGAGCCGTCATATGTGTATTCACCATCGCCATTAGTAACAATGATCATGGTCGAGCCATTGTTTGCCATTGATACCTGATCACTACCGCCGATAGAGCCGATAGGTGTTCTCACAAAGGTAGGACTAACAAGGTATAGCTGAGAGCCGGCAACCTGATATAGATTGCCTTTGAAACGATGCAGGCCCCTGTCAAATTCGCCTGAATTACCGGATAGCTGGCGATCAAGTCCCGGGAACGCATGAAGCACAACATCAGTTAATCCGTTTTGTACATTTTCAGGGTACATATTAACGGTTCGCTGTGCCGATGCTGGTAGTGCTGGAGATTTATAGCTGGCTCCAACCGCTGGATAATTTACAGTCTTGAAGCGAGTAGCCATTAAGGTGTTGCACCTCTGATTGTTGATGTAGCGCCTGGTGCGTGGCGTTTCTTGCGATTAGAGCGCATAGCACCAAGTATTGCGCGTATCATTTTCTGATAATACATATCTGCATCATTCATTTCGCCAGTCATGTCTGCAATAGCACTAAGGCAGCCAAATAAATAAATGGTCGGGTAGTTGGTCAAGATGTCGTTTGTATTATTAACTGTATCTAGTGGCTCGGGCTTTGCATAATATGTAAGGTCGATATCATAAGCGCCATCGGGTGTATAATCGAATATTAGCCCGCTAGTAATAGCATATTTGCAAGGGTATCCTGACTCGCCATTCTGCCGCAATGCTGCTGGGCTTGTATTGGTCAGCTCTTTTTTGCCGCCGCCAATATTAATAAGCACGCTAAGGCCGCTCATAAAGCCAGCGGGTAACGCTAGAGAGTTAGTACCAGCAACAGTCGTCACAGTGCTAGTCGTGATTAGCTCCGTTGTGCGTAGCGGCTGGGTATCGTTATTATAAATATAGTCTTCGGCAACCTGCAGAATAGATGCAAACTTGCTCGATAGGTCGTCACGGCCTGAGAAATCAAAGACAGCCTGCTTTAGTGTTGTGTAAGTGCTGATACTCATATTAAGCGACCTGATTTAACTCGTAACTGTGACCATTCACGCTCCTGCAATTTACGCATTAGTCGTGGCTGGTGTTCTGGAGACATTGGATTCCCGCCAAACTCCTTCCACCATTCCATGTAGAGAGTTTGGGGGATACTAGCAACATGATGCATGTCACCCTTCCAATTGCCTGACTCCTTGGCCTTTGCTTGGCGGTTTAGAGCCAGATGCTTTGACACATCCTCAACAGTGTTGTATTCAATTCTTCCGTTCTTTTCTCGAAAGTATGTTGTAACGCCATTGTCTTTGCTCAGTTCCCGCCATTCGCTCATCGTTTAATAACCACCGTTACATAACATTTAGCGGCAGTAGTTGAACCGCCGTTAGTTTCTACCTCGATAGCTTCATTAGGGCGGCACAAGCCGTTAAGTGATACTTCAACAGTATCTCCAGCAGCCGAGCCACTAAATGGAACCACAAGCGTTCCAATGGTTGTACCATCAGAGTTTTTTACGGTAAGCGTTGCATCTGCAACAGTAATAGCACTGTCAAGCGTTGCAACCAATTGAACAACAGTGCCATCAAACTGCTCAGGCACTGGAATGTATACTTGGCCAGCCGTAGAGATGTCATCAATAACACCCTGCAAGGCGACCTTACCTAAATCATGTGCGCTCATTCTGCATCCTCTGGAATATCTTTGGTTACAGCTTTGCCGAAGTTTGCAATGTCTTCTTTGGATAATTCAACGACTGTTCCCTTTGGAACCTTGACGGCTTTTTTAGGGCCTTTTACCCAGATATTGCGAACTGCCAAAACCTTGATTAACTTCTCTTTACTTTCACTCATATAGAATCCTTAGCGGGGCCGAAGCCCCTTGTTAATTAAGAGGTTGTAAGGTCAGCAATGATGCCGTTACCTGACTCATTGCGAGACTCAAGAGTCCACTCGGTCAGGATTTGCTTACGCTCGGTGTCACCAGTTTTAGCCAGTTCTGTTTGCATAAATGCGCGCCCTGGCAAAGTGGCCATTGCCCATAGTGAAGTGTCTAGCACTAATGCTGAACGATCACGAGAGAACGGAGAATAAACAACTTCAAGAGTACCAAAGTCACTGATATAAATATCAATAGCAGTGTTAAGCGTTTGAGAGTTAGCCTCGAAGGTCTTAGTGCCATTACCAGAGAACGCCGACATTGCTTGCTTGTTGAACGAGCCAACTAGCACAAGGTTAGGGTCACCGCCTTGGTCAGCACACGCAGCCAATACAGACTTAAGGTCATCTTCAACGAATGCACGCTGAGTGCCATCTGTACGAGCATTAGTACCGTCGCCAGTAGGATCAGAACCACCAACGCCAGCGCTTGTATTGGTTGCAATCCAAGATTCAACACCAGCCGCTTCACGAGCAGTGGTATCATTACCAGCAACCTTCGCATTATTAGCAAGCATTGAGCTTTCAATGTCGCGCTTAAGCTCAGTCATGCGCTTGGCCACTTGGTAAGCCATTTCATCAGAACGGCCAGCGTGATCAACTGATTGCTGAGTACCAGTAACACGGGCAACCTTGTCAGAAATCTGAGTGTAGTTACCTAAACGAGTAGTCGCTACAGTTGCATCAGTGCTTGCGTCATCACCTTCGATAACAGCGTTGGTGCTTGATGCTGCTGCTAGGTCGTCAGTTTGCCATTCGTGATTGGTTGCAGTCGCTGTCACTTTCGCAATACGAGAGCTGAACGGAGTGCGGGTTTGTTCTACCATGTAGATCTGATCAATCAGGTCTTCACGGTTGCCTTTAGCATCATACGAGCTGAAAGAATTTGTAGGTTGTGCCATTGTTTGTTACCTCTAACTATTTAAGTAAGTCTGCTAGAGCTGAAATGCCTTCTTGACGAGTGCGAGCACCTTGGATACGTTTAGTAGCGTCACGCTTTTTACGTTCACTTGGTGCAATTTTCTGCCCTGGCTTCACTGATTTTGGCGCTTTTCGCACCTGTTCTTTTACCTTCGCCTCTGTCTCTTTGTACTTCTCAGACTTGGCAGCATCAAAAATAATCGTCCATAACCGATGGTCATAGATTTGAGAGATATCTTCGTCTTTAAGACCTTTTTTCTGGAGGTAATCACTAGCAAGCTTCATGTCGACACTTCGCTGCTCTTGATTCCATCCTTCATCACCGCCCATAACTTCAACCAATGATTTAGTTTGCTTCTGAATGTAATCCGCCAGCATGGCCTGTTGTTCTTTTGCGGCCTGCTCACGTACACTCTTGGCTTTTTCTAACTTCTCTTTGGCGTTGATATAGCCAGCTGGGTCGTCTTCACGTAATTCATCCCAGTCGATATTCTCTTCTTGATGCAAAACAAACGAATCCACCTGCTGAATGAGGTCGGCAATCTTGGCTTTCTCTGCCTCTATTGCTTTTTTATCCTCTGCAAGCTGCATCGTCTTTTGACGGTAATCTTTATCTCGCTGATACCCCTTTAGTGCTTCGTCTAGAGTTACCTGAATTTCTTCGCCGCCCACTTTAATTGTGTGCCACTCTTCATCAGGGTCTGACTCTTCACCTTGTTCGTCAGTTTCTTGATTATCGTCTTCTGATTCAATTTCTTCCGATTCTTCGGATTCTACTTCCTCAGATTCTTGAGCCTCTACAGGCTCATCAGTGTCGCCAGTTGTCTCTTCCGGTTCGGGAGAGGCTGGTTCGTCTTGTGCTTTAATTGAATTTACTAGGTTGGTTAAATCGTCCATTCTTGTTCCTGTTGGTTAACAAGGGTTGTGATAGCGAAATACTATCACAAAAGTGTTCTTAATCAAATCTAAACATCAATCGGGCCCTTGCCTTTCTTGGCCTGCACTGCTTTGCCCTCAGCAACACAACGATCAATATAGTTTTCAATGCGAATAAGGTTTTGCATTGATTCGTGGATATCCTTTAGATCTTCTTCATATCCACGCCCCTTTTTTACCTTGGCCAGCTTTTCAAAGTAACCAGCTTTAAGGTAGGTAAACACCTCGGCCAACACTGGGTTAGCCTTTAGTTGGTTAGCGTGGTGCATACGATCAAGCTTTTGTTGTGGCGTCATTCTGTGCCTTCTCCTTTAATATCAATATTGTTTTCCGTTTCGAGCTTGTCATAGTCAAAGCGCTTATTGACCATTAGCTGATCATACTTGAACTGGAGCTCGCGTAACTGCTGGTCACGCTTCTGCATAGCATCATCAATCTCTTTGCGATAGCCTTGCTCCATTTTCATCATGTCAATCTGCGCGCTGTACTTCTGCTCCATTTGCTTCATCTGCATCTGGAACTGGCCTTTGACTTGCTCGGCTTCTGCTAGTGGATTGGTCATTTGCTGTTGTAGTTGATCAACAGTTGAACGAAGGATATCACGCTCAGCCTCCACGATGGCCGCTGGTTCTTCTGGATTGTTAAAGAATGCACGCACTGTGTCCTGCCCTAGTGCAGTGGTCAGCTCTGACAGCGTGTTATACAGCTTGGTATTGTCTACCATAGGATTACCCATTTGCTGCAATGCTGATTGCAATTGGTAGATGCCCGTTAGGTTTTGCACCTTCTTGGTATCATCCCCGGCGCCTGTGCCAACCTTAGCTGTGATATAACAGTCATGCTTCCAAGATTTAGGGTTTACTAGCATCTCACGGCCTAGCACACGCATTTCCATCTCTGTATCCTGATAATGAGCGGCAAACCATGCAATACCCTCCCATAGGTCCTTATATCCAACCTCAGCAATTACACGAGCAACCAGTTCGATCTTGGCCTCTTGTGCATCCTGCATTCCTTGGAATCGTGTTGCTGTCTCTTTGTGTAATTGGTCAGCTTCTAATGCTTGGTTGCCCAATGGGTTGCCAGTTGAGGCTTGCTTCTTGCCTTCCAGAAACTGAATAACCTGTAATGACTTATCGCCAACATAAGGCGTAGTCATTGGCATAATCTCAGCAGCTGGATTGCCCTCCACATGTACTGCGCCGCCGAACTGGTGATCTAGCAGTGAATCTATGTCTACGTTATCAGTGTAGGCCCATCGCGGCATGTTGGTGGCGTACATGTTATCTAGCGTCTGGCGCCATAATACGGAATTGATACGCTGATATTGCTTGGCCAGCTCTGCACGAGGAATGCCTGCAATATTGTTAGGCATAAGCATTGAACTAAACACAGAATAAGGCACATGGTCACACGGCTCGTTCTCAAGTATCTTGCTGCCAACCTTGATCACATGGCGGCGCTCTGCAATACCATCACCATCAAAGTCTACCCGGGCATAAACATCAATGCCTTCAACTTCTTGATTGGCCCATTGAGAGTATGAGATTGAATCGTAATCTTCACCGCCTTGCTGCTCATAGCGAATAGCCTTGATAGTGCTGCGCTCATGGTCTTCACTATTGGACGATGCAAGCGACTTAACAAGCTCCTTGTCAAATCCCTCGGCAATCAATTGACCACGAGTCTTGGTGAATCGCTTACCTATTACATCGGCGTCATCTTTATTCCATGCGTTGCGACTTATAATCGAGTCTTCAACTGGGATACACCGCATGAAATAGTTAGTCTTAGTGTACGTCACACGAATAGTGGCCGAATCAATAACCTCATCGCCTTCTTCGCTATCCGTTTCGATAATCTCGACATCAGTTACAGACTTTTCAGTCTCAATGTCAGCGACAATAGCAGCCAGCTCCTGCTCTGATATATCGTGGTACGTCTTAATGCTTGGCGTTTCCACTTCTTCAACGCCATATTCAAGCATAGAGAACGTGGCCATCTCACTTTGCTTAATCCAATCATGCTGGGTTCTGAATGAGTTTGGCACTGTACGAATGATATGAGAAACAATGGCCTGCTTGTCTTTTGCTTCCTGAATAGCGGCCTCGGAGGTGCCAACGGGCTTAAACTCAACCGGATCACCAGCGCCAAGAAATACACGAGCAAGGCTAGGCATGTCAGACTCAACTAAGTCACGCACATCTGTGCTAACGACCTTGGAGCGGCCATCCACTTCATCGCCAAACGGATCGCCTTTGTAGTACTTGAGGTATTCTTCATTATCACTATTGAACGTCCCTGACTCAGTAATGGAGTTTTCCACTAAATAATCAGCGACAGCACAAAGCTCTTTGTCCGTCATTTTATTCATGCTATCGACATTCTCTTTGGTTTAGGTGGTTTCTTTGGCTTGATTCTATCAGATATTGACAAAGACATCATCACACTGTCAGCCATGTTCGGGGATTGTATCTTGAGCTTCTTCATCTCAATCTTGCTCATTATCTGTATAACGCCAGCACCATTCCATTTCCTTGGTATGCGGCAAATCTCAGACCTAAGCTGCTGTAATTGCTCAATGCCACTGCTAAAACTTATGAGTTCATCAGGATCGCAATACTCGTTAAACTCAACAGCTCGATATGTTTTGTAGCACCTATCTCTAAGCGCCCAGTAATATTGAGCACGCTTATTCTTGAATAGCTCGCAATTCTTAACAGCCTGCGCAGCCTCGTCTGCTGTAGGCTCGTATGTTTGATCTGGATTATCTACACCATGCGACCCTTTAAATATAACTTGGTCGATCTTCTGACCCTTAAAGTTAGCAGCTACATCCTTACGCAAGGCAGCACCAAGGCCGTCACAGTCCCATGTGAATGATTGTGCGCCTTGGGCAATGGCTTTATCAGTGGCCCAGTCTAACCCAGTATTAACATCGCCTGTTTCTTTTGTGCAGACATCCTCAAACACTACGCCATGACGGAATGAATAGCCTTTGGCATCGTCACCAGTATCAGAAGGATCATGCGCTGCAACCTTCTTTCCTCGCTTCTTAAAGCCAAGCTTCTCATGGGCATCCACGCAAGCGTCAAACCATTCTGCTGTAATAATGGCATCGTCTACAGTATCCAAGAACTTGCCCTCCCATATCCAGTCGTACTTAGCCCTAGACTGGTTCTCAAAGTCCCATTTGCGCAATTGCTCTTGCTCCTCATTCCACCATGGATTATCACGCCAGTTTACGATGCAGATGTAATGAAGATCATCCTCATAGTATCCGTTTCTTTCTAGGTCTTCCAAGTATGGAACGATAAATCGCTGGCTGAATGCGTCACCAGACGATTGAGGGTTTGCAGTAAATATGCATTTAGCGCCAGGATTACGGATTATCGTGGGAATTAGTTTGTCTAAGGATGCTTGGCTAGCCCTGTGCGCCTCTTCAAACCATGAGCGCAAATAGCCCTGTGCGGATTGCATTGCATCTGGATTGCGATTAGCACCCTTGTATGTAGTCTTTGAACCGTTTGGAGATATAACAGTGCTCTCTAGTACAGTCCAGTTATCTAATTGTAATCTATCCTCAATGGCCCCCTTAAATACCTTGTGCACTGAGTCAGATAGTGAATCTTGGAATTCACGGAGGCAATATATGTCGTACCCTTTGGCTTCCATCTCGAACGTAAGCACGTCACCAACACCCAAAGACTTACCTGAGTTGTGGTTAATGATTCCATTGCTCAAGTAGTTGTTATAGAACGGAACAAATAGATCATAGTAATTGGCGGGCGAGGTTTTAACGCATGACTCAATAGTGATATAATGGGTGTCGTGATTACAACTAAGGAGGTCACTATATGAACCATCGCCAACGTCGCGCTCAAGAGTGCTCTGAATTGTTTCGAGACTTTGAGCTGAAAATATCCAGCCGCTGTAGAAATCCTGAACGAGTTCGCAAAGTTGCTGAGTTAGCCGCTCAAGGCTATTACTCTCATGAAATTGCCGAGCAATTAAACGTAACTCCAAAATCAATTCAGAAGATTTTCCGATATTACAACTTCCCAGCCCTACAGAACTTTGCCCCTCCGCTTCGAGAAGAGAGGCCAAACTGGAAAGGAGGGATGAAAGTCGTGAAGGGCTACGAGTACTCCAGAACTCCGGGGCACCCTCATGGCTCAAAATATGGCTCTTATGTTGCAGTTCACCGGCTAGTTGTTGAACAGCATCTAGGTAGGTATCTACTCCCGACTGAGGTTGTTGATCATATCGACGGAGATACGCGTAATAACTGTATAGAAAACCTACGAGTGTTTGAAAGCAATGCTGAACATCTTCGTCAGACGCTGAAGGGGCGCTGCCCGAACTGGAGTGAGGACGGGAAGAGGCGCATATCTGAAGCCGTTCGGAATGCACGGTTAAAAGAGACCGCCACCCTTGAGGAGTCAAGAAACGATGCTGGTCAGTACACTTCAAAAGGCCGCCATCAGAAAACCTAACCTCGTAAAGCATTTCCTCTGGATACCTTATCGGAGCCTCAGCATAAACAGCCCTAACACCATTATTAGTTAGGGCGTATATCTCACCACCATCAAATTCATCAATGCGAATCTGCCCATTAGGCGTATCTAGCGGCGTGTCTGCACTGACGCACCCACGGCCACCGATAAAAACAATAATGGGCTGGGGCTTCTGCATCCCTTCCCATATCTTGTAATTAACCTTAAGCGTCTTATTCATTGATTGGCTTTACTGGCTGGATAGTCCATTCGACTTTTGATTCGGTTTTGATTGCACCGCCATTAGCGCCCACATGCTCCTGTATGCTCTTCTCTGAGTAGCCCTGCTTGCCTAGCATGAGCTTTGCTATATTCGCGTTTAGGTCATTGCGTAGAGCGCCTGACATCAGCAAAACAGTCTGGCGCGCATTACATTTGTCTAATATGTCCGAGAATTCTTGCTTTTCAGGTTGCGAGGCCCAGTCATATATGGTACTGCGACTCTTTCCAAGGTATAAAGCCATGCCTTCAATAGTTGGAACTTCTTGACCTTCTGCCATGTACTCACCATCAACATAGGCCATTGCTTTTACTAAAATCTCGTCATTGTAGTCTGTTGGTCGACCAGCCATTACACCACCCCACTTATAATATCTGCAAAATAACCATCAAAACCAGCGGTCACATTGTTATCAGTGCCGCTCTCCGCTCTAGCTACAACCTCAACATCAGAGTTTGGCGGAATAATGATATACGGATCAAAAACATAGCTAATCGAATTATCAGAACTAGCGCCTCGCCTTGGTGCGACCCTAAAGTCATTACCTATCTGCCTAATCCTAAAGCCAACTTCAACAGAACTTGAGCTTTTGCGAATCGTGTCAGCCCAGCCATACGTTAAAATTAGATAATTAGACCCTGCAATACTAGTCGCTGCCTTTTGGCTTTGGTTGGACCCTGCTGGTATGGCACAATGCACGTTAGCCAGATTGTTTGGCTGGCCATTTGTAGCTGTACCCCGATAAATGTACACGTCACCACCTACATTGCTTGAAGTGAACATCCTAGTCCATCGGCAGGCAGCTACAGGAAGGGCAATAGGCGTCTGTCCAGTTAATGTCTGGGTCTGTGATCCAAAAACAAGATTATCGCTTTCATCAAAGTACATGTATTCAATAGTAACCATAGCGCTGTCGTTGTCGTCTGTACTTGACATATTTAAAACAATATTGCTTGCCTGGTACTCCTCGAATTCACCCCATGAATTAACAGGCTCTAGCAATGTGCCAACACTTGGATTTCCGCCAAACTTATGCAATGACTTACGGTCAACTCTGGTTTTGTCATTGAACGTCTGGTAAATCTCACGCAAAGCAAATGCAATGCGAGAGTCATCAGCGCTCATGCAATAAAATTCATCGAAGGGGTTTATCTGTTTTTGTGTCATTCTTCCCAATCCACATCGTCTAGCGCAGTGTCAAATAGTATTTGGTGCTTAACCACCTCAAGACATCCGGTTATTTCGATAATAGACATTTCGCCGTCATACTCCCAGCAGGCATGAGTTAGCGCCTTGATAAGTTTTACTGTCGGCGCATTATCGTCACTATCTGGCAGCTTTGTTACTTCTGGCATATTATCACCTCTTAATGTGCTGATTGTAGCACTACTGCATGGGTTAGTCTAAATGCCTGCAATCTTCAGCAACTGCCCGCCAAGCTTCAATCTTGTCGTGGCCGTCTTTGGTTTCGTCAGCTATCCGTGATAGAAGCGCTTTCAATAGCTTGTTCCTATCGCGCAGACTCCTGACCAATCCAGCCAGGGCTTTATGGTCTTGCTTAACCTTCTTGATCTCAGCCTCTTGAGCCTTGATCTTTCGGTCTTTGCTGTCTAGGCGGTCTAGTAGGTTTTGTTCTTTCACATCAAGCCTCCTGTGTTGGTGGCAGGGGTAGCGGCATCCAGTGGGTGGCGTAATCTATATCCATGCCAAATCTATTAAAGCGATTATTACGGTACATTACGGCTTCTATCGTCTGAGTTGTAAAAATCAAAACACGTACCCCGACTTCTGGCAATCTATCTTCAACACTCACCCACCCGCTCTGGCCTTGGGTGTATTGGTGGATGATGTCAATAGTCTCATCCATTGTTATTCTATTGTCATCGTAGAAGTAACCTATGTTCTCTTCTAGCCACTCTCTAATCTTCTGCTTACTCATAACTATCACTCCTTTTCTAACGTATTGAGCCGAATATCGGTATTAATCGGCGTGTTTGTGCGTTCTATGTGGTCTACTAGGCTATAAGCAAACACCAGTACAAGCGCGGCCATTGTGATTTTGATTGTTTTCATTGGTTGGACTCCTTTAGAAAACCGCCTCAGGTGCTCACGCATGTGATCGGCGGGTACTGCTTTATCACCTCCTGCTCGTTGATGATTCTATTTACGGTCTAGCGCCGCAATAGCAAACGCCATCAGTATCACAAAGACTGGCATAGCCCAGAAAGGCAAGGTTACTAAAACCCATGCCCAATTAATGTATCCGGTTAGTTTTAGGCCCACAAATAGAACGCCTAATAATCCAAGTATTCCCATCTTTCTCACTCCTCTGTTGTTTGTAATTCTAATCTACACGCTCAACGAACGCCATGCAAGCGGTTTTGATTTGTGCGCGTGCGTCATACTTTTCCGACACTTGTGGCAGGCCAGTGTCTATCTCCGGCACTTCAACGTGAAGCACCAGGACATAGGTCACAAGCCATAACAGGCCCACTAAGTAAACTGTTCCGCTATCCATTCTTCAAGCTCCTTCTTGTGATCGTCACACACTGATTGGAAGCAATGCCCAACCAAGACACGGTTATCTGCTACCTTATTGCATTCCTCGCTATAGCAGCACTGCTCCTGCTCTTCGTATGGTGTGTAATATGCCATTACTGCACCTCCGTCATATACCATTCGTGCAAGCCGTCCGACGTGTCGATCTCTGCTGGTATCTCACTTGTGCGCTCACGGCCTTCGTCGTCTTTTGTAACCAGCTCAAACCAATAACCGCTTGGCATTGTGCCTACGTGCTCCATGAGAATTACTTTCATCTTCTCCATGATTGTGGCCGCCTCTACGAACTCGCAATGTTCAGGCGGCAATACAAAGCCAGTACTCATAAGAGTAAGCACCTCATGTCGGTTTCTGCGCATTTGTAGGATCATTTGTCGGTCTCCATGAATCGGCATCCAGCGTCGTATAGTGCTTCAAACATTTCTTCTTGTGTTGCTCCTATACCTAAATTTCTATTTGCTTTTACGCCAGCCTCAACAAACAATTCACGCTCGGATTTTATGGGGCGGAATCCGTCAATAGAACCGAGCATTGTTAATCCGCCATTATCAATCTCAAAGACGTAATGATCACTGCTACTTAAACCGACAAGCATCATCTTTGCCCCGCCATATGATAGGCACCATTCACCAACCTTCGGCACAAATGCTGGCTTGGTTGGGCGTTCCACAACACAAAATCCAGAATCGTTTTTATAATCTCGCAGTGTCCACGACTCTCCCTCGGTCTCCCACCCTGAATCAGTAAAAATGTATTCTCTCCCTTCATCCCATTTAACGAAACATTCATCTACCCATGCCTCAGCACCTTCCGGCGCACTATCACGCCACCATTTAGGGTCGTTTAGTTGCTCTAGTGTTGGTTTCATTTTTGTTGCTCCTTGTTAGTTGATAAACCAAGTATAAACACCAAGCCCAAGTAATCAATTCAACTTTTAGATATGTTCGCGGGGATATGTATAGAAAAAGCCGATATGTGTACATGAGAATGGGATGTGTATAAAAAAGCCCCTAATGCGTACACAAGAGGGGCGAATATACTCACACGATTTGAGGTGCTACCGACACTGATGTCGGCACCATAGCCTTGGTGAGGTAATAAGAGCGCCAATGTAGCAAAGCAAGTGATTGGCGGCGTATTAAAAAACCACGAAGCGAATAAAGTACGAACGGGGCCGTGTTACCCAAAAAGCCCACACAAGGAAAAGGAGGATAAACCTTGTGCGGGCAAGCAGAAGAGGAGTGGCTTCTGCTGGGCTAGATATTAACCCTTCCGATAATGCCCGTCAATACAATTGATCAACGTGACCTTGCCATTAGCGTACTCAATCGCCGCCGTGTGCATCCATGCGCTAGGTGCGCCCACTGCATACTCAAGGCCATAGATGGCTGACAGGCCAACCTGGATGCAGCCTTTCTCTCTCCCTGGCGAGTGTGAATGGCCGATGATTGTCTTTGCCCCGATGTTATTCATGGACTTGCGAGAGCCTCTCGAGCCGTTCAGGCCTTTGTCGCCGTGGTAGCTGACAATATGGTCTTTTATCTTGATCACATCGGCGCGCCCTAAGAATGTGGCTTTATCAGTCGAACGCTCAACCCAAAATTTAACCGGGTCAAACGATTTGCCAGCTTTAATGGTTTTAATCCACTCTAAGCTAGTCTCCAGATAAAACTCAGCATTCTGCGGGTCTTTGCGCCAGTCGGTTTCTTTTAGCCAACGATCAATGTGCTCATCGTGATTGGATTTAGTGATGTAGTTTTTATCGCACAACAAGCAATCGGATAATTCAGATATAGACTGCTGCATCTCACGCATACCGTCATTGTCTTTTGTATAGTGCTTGCGGGCTTTAAGAAACGGATCGCGCTCATGGTGATGTGAACCAAAGTAGCCATCAAAAAAGTCATGGAATACCTGGGCTTTTGGTTTGATTAGCTTTAACAGCGAGTCCTTACCAGTCCACCATGCTTGCTTTACGCTCTGATCAAGGAACTTAGCGTGAAAGTCACCACTGACAAAGCACGCTGCACGATGGCCTTTCGTTACCTTGTTGCCGTCATAGAGTTTGTCTAAGTCGTAGAACTTGCCATGGCCGTCAGCGATGATATGACGAACGTGAAAGCGAGGCCCGTCTATCTCGACTACTACTGCACCATATTCATGGTGAAATTCGCCCTGCTTGCCTGCTCGTGACTTGGAGTAATTCTGCTTAGTGATTGCCCCGGTTGTCATGACAATCTTGGCTAGCTTGCTTTGAGGCGTGGCCACGGTTTCTTGCGCTATCTGTGGATGACCGACTATACAGCTAAGAGGACCAGATTGGGTCTTAACGGACCCAGAAAGGGGATTAACCGCAGTCGGCTGAATAGGCAGGTCGGCCAATACTGTCAGATTCCGGTCAAGCTTTGTCTCATTGCCGCACATGTACGGCGCTAGACTCTCATGCCACCATTCGTCATTTTCCTGCTGCTTAGTCCAGACGCTCGTTGCATTCTTATAGCGCCCGGGCACCACAAGCAATTGGGCATCGTTGTGTTTTAAGTAGGTCTTGATTGATTTAAGAAATGGCGCAAATACAGGCGTTGCGTTCTGCGCCCATGTTACGACAAAGGTTTGCTTGGTTAGTTTAACATCCGGCCAACTGGCACCAATGATAGGCCGGCGCGTCGTTCGTGTGCAATCACCGCATATCCAGCGAGGCGGATTCTTGCCATGCGTCACTAGGTTTTCGCTTTCGCAGTTTGGGCATTTCATATTAATCACCTCTTAAGATAAAACGAGTATAAAATAGATGCCCAAAACCACATCCAAGTGAACCGCCTACGGCAGCAAAAAAGAATGTAATATATGGAGTACTAGAGTTCGCAGCTATAAACACAAACACAAATTGGGTTATTGATATAAGCCAGCTATTAGCCATAGCTAGAATCCACCTGTCATCTCTTAGTAATTTGCTACCCATTACCAATGCGAACACACTAAAAAATTGAGCTATACAGATGTAAAAATAATCCATATCAACACCCCATCATCTTAAATATAGCGTTAACAGTTATATCATGCGCGGATTCTCTAAGCATGTTCTTTTGTTCTGCTGGTAAGGCGCAGTATTGGTCCCACTCTTTGTCATTAAGCAAGACCGCTACATCAAAGCACTGGTCGTACATTGAGAACGGCTCTAGGTAGGTTCTTTTTGCTGGCATGTTACTCTCCTTTTTATGGGCGACTAGCGCCCGTATCGTGTTGTTAGCTGTCACTTAGTTGCTGGGTAAAACGGCATATTTGTCGGCATCCAGTGAGTAATATTCTCTAGCAATACCTGTTCGCCGTATGTTTCAGCATATATGTCGCTTGTCTCACAAAAACCAAATTCATCAAACCACGCAAGCAAAGCGATTCGACTAAGCGCACCATTCTGCACCGTTGCCCAAAACGGCCTAGCGTTTGGGTTCTGCTCTGGCCTACACGCTCTTGCATCCAACCATGCGCCAACCTTCGCGCTTTCCAATTGACGCTCTAAATCCTCTATTCTTTTGTCAGCAGTTAAAAAATCATTTGCCAGCCTGCGCAATAGGTCAGGTAGTCGTTCTATAGTTCGTTCATTCATCATTCAATCCTCAAATAAAACAGCTAACAAGGCGCATCAACGGACGAGCCGTTGTGCTTGGGGTTATGGCGCTAATTAAAGCGCCCGTTCGTTATTAGAATAGCCTACTCGCTGGTGGATGCAAGTTTTTCTATTCTATCCTTGGCCACTTGAAAATAATGATCATCCATTTCAATACCTATAAAATCACGGCCTAGGTTTTGGCAGGCTAGGCCTGTAGTGCCGCTGCCCATTGTAAAGTCTAAAACCGTTTCTCCTTCGTTGGTGTACGTCTTGATTAGGTACTCCATTAAAGCTACGGGTTTTTGGGTTGGGTGTTGCCTGCCTTTCATTTTCGCATGACTCAATTCCAATATTGATGTTGGGTAATACTCGTCTGATATTTTTATTACTGCATTATGCTGTGGAATTTCATTATAAACGCCACCTTGAGCCATACCTCCTTTTTTCCTTGGCTTTCCTTTTCTCATTATTGGTCTATAATTTACTTGCTTAGTATAAAAAACGCATATATCTTCATGCCTCCTAAGTGGTCTCTTATTGCACAATAACCCACCTGTAGAAAGTTTTTTATCCCACACCCAGCAATACTTAAACATCTTCATATTGCTTGCAATTAACGTAGTCGTAAACGGCTGACTCGCTGTCATCACAATAGCCCCATTAGGCTTAATGACCCGCTTCAACTGCTCCCACATAGGCTCTAAAGGAATAATCGAATCCCATGAACATTTT